AACTAAAATAAACAATAAAAAGAAAAAAACAAAAAAATGGGAGCATTATTAGAATCAGGTCTTGTTGGTAACATCGGTCTTAAGCACCTTAAAGTTATCAAAGAAGACACTATTAACAAATGGGACAGATTAGGCTTTTTAGATGGTCTAAGAGGTCACTTGAAAGAAAACGTGGCTCAATTATATGAGAACCAAGCTTCTTACTTAATCAACGAAGCAACTTCTGACGGATCTTCAAACGGAGCGTTCGAAACAGTTGTTTTCCCGATCGTAAGACGTGTATTCTCTAAATTGTTGGCTAACGATATCGTTTCTGTACAAGCAATGAACTTACCAATCGGTAAATTGTTCTACTTCGTACCACGTATCCAAGGATACGCTAACGACGTACAAAATGATGGTGGTGGAGAACACTACGCACCTTACGGAGCACCCAATGCGGCTGCTAATCAAACACCTAACTCAGGTTATCCAGGAGCACCTTCACCTAATTACCCTTACGGAAAAAATCTTTACGATTTATTCTACGAAGGTAATGAAGCGGCTTTAGATCCTCCAGGATTATTCGACTACTCAAAAGGTAGATGGACGGCTTGTACTACTGAAACTTCAGTACAAAAATGGGTAAACGGAGAGTTAGTTGACGCTCTTGATGATGATCCTGTATATGTAGGACCAAACGTAAGAAAAATCTTAATGAAACTTTGTGGATTTACTTCTACAGGTGCTGGTAAACTTATCGGACCTGACGGTCAAGAAATGGACACAGAATCTTTCCTTTCTGACTTAGTTATCACAAAATTTGCAGGTTTTGTACAAGCCCCTAATTCACCATGTCCTGTAGGTTCTGGACCACTTCTTTTCAGAGTTGTGACTCAAATCTACGGTAAAGGTATCGTTCAATACGGACAACAAACACAAACCAACTTCAATAACTTGACTTACCCTGCGACTTATAATAACAACACAGGAAACGGTGGAAACTATTGGGATATTTGTGACTCACAAGGTTGTATCTATCTTGAAGTAGACCTTTCTTGTCCAGCATGTCCTGACTGTGGTGATACTTCATTAGATGGTTACACAGGTGTAACTCTTACAGCCCTTACTTCAGGTACATCATTCCAAGCAACTTGGAGACGTTACGAAGAAATGGAATTCGAAGACAAAATTGGTGAGGTTTCTTTTGACCTTGAGTCAGTAACTGTATCTGTTACAGAAAGAAAACTAAGAGCACAATGGTCTCCTGAATTAGCTCAAGACGTTGCGGCATTCCATAACATCGACGCTGAGGCTGAATTGACAGCATTGTTGTCAGAACAAGTGGCAGCTGAGATCGACCGTGAAATTTTACGTGACTTACGTAAAGGTGCGGCTTGGAACTTACGTTGGGATTACAACGGATGGAGAAGAATTGGTGATACCACTTCTTACACTCAAAAAGACTGGAACCAAACTTTGATTACAGCAATCAACCAATTGTCAGCACAAATCCACAAATCTACTTTGAGAGGTGGTGCTAACTGGATCGTTGTATCTTCTGAGATTTCAGCTATTTTTGACGACTTAGAATACTTCCACGTATCTAACGCGGCTCCTGAGCAAGATCAATACAACATGGGTATCGAAAGAGTAGGTACGTTATCAGGACGTTACCAAGTTTATCGTGATCCTTACTTCCCACCAAACCAAGTGTTGGTAGGTCACAAAGGAACATCATTGTTAGACACAGGTTACATCTACGCACCGTATGTACCTCTACAATTGACACCTACAATGTACAACCCATTCAACTTTACACCTATCAAAGGTATTATGACACGTTACGCTAAGAAAATGGTTAACAACCGTTTCTACGGACGTATCACAGTTGATGGAGTTAGAACATTTGACTTGAGAGAATTGAGATAATCAATTAAAACCGATTAAGAAAAAAGGTCAGAGAAATCTGACCTTTTTTTATTCATTACCTTTTTGTGGATCGGTTAAAACACGAATTGATTTTGATATGACCTCAACTTCACCAATTGTATAGACATTATTTTTATATGCCAATTTAATCGCCTCAACCAAAAAAAACAAAGCTTGATCTGAGCTCATTGATTGTAATATAACATCCAAATGTTCTTTAGTTAACAGGTCTACAGATCCAAAAAGATTTCCGTACTTTTTTATTTCTTCATTATTCATTTTTATTTAGTTAGATATTTATAATATAATGTTTGTTATTCTATATGGAAAGTAATTATTCTAAAATTAAATCTGTAGATGGTTGGGTCGAGTTAAGACCTGATATTTTGATCGAGGATTATGTAAAATATTTTAAAAAAAATATTAACGAAGCCACAGGTGACAGAGTAGGTGGTGCAGGAGCATACATACCACCACTACAACCAGGTGAAAGAGAGTTTGTCAAATCACAGTTAGGACCTTTCAATATACCGGTGTCCAACTACAAAAGTCCGTTAGTTCAATATGATAGTTATGATCATCATTGGGATTTAGGTAGAAAACAAATTAAAAAATTAGAAAAGGAGGCTAGAAAAGTAACTGATTACATAAAACATCATCCATACTCAACTTTTACTGATGAAGATGGAGGGATTATTAACCAAACACCAAGCGGAAAAATCAAAAAACCACCTTTTAATTTAGAAGTAGTACCAATTGAAACAAAATCTAGAAAAATAAACGAAGTAACCACTTCAACGACGGCAGGAGAATATAGTGGCCCGCAAGAACTAGGTATGAGAAAATGGACTAAACCAGAATTAGGTCCATATTTAGAAGACTCAAGTCATCCCGCAAATAGACAACAAAAAACAAAAACTACAAAAAACAACGTGACTAAAGTAGTTGGTGGATGGGAGCCAAGGGAAAATTCTTTTGAGGTACCAACAAATAATGTTTCATCAAAAAAAGTAAAAAGAGTAAAACCTAATGGTGAACTTACAGACAATCCTATTGAGTGGTATAAAGAATTTAACAAAAAGAAAGAAATTGCAAGAAAACTGGAAAAAAAATCTTTAATGGAAGATTTGGCCGTTTGGTTTGGAAAAAAGAAAAAACCAAAAGGTTCATCTCAACCAAAAGGACCTTGGGTTGATATCTGTAGAAAAGTTGATGGAAAACATCCTCCTTGTGGAAGAAGTGATACGAGTAAAGGATCTTACCCAAAATGTAGAGCTGCGGGTGTTGCCGGTAAAATGAGTGACTCGGCAAAGAGGTCCGCTTGTCAACAAAAAAGAAGGGCCGAAAAAAATGACACTCAATCAGGAAAAGGTCAAAAACCAGTAATGACCAGTTATAAACCAAGAAAAAATACAAATGAAAATATAAGTAGAATAATAACACTTACAGAAGCGGACATTCAAAAAATTGTAATGAGAGTTTTAAATGAACAAAAAGACCCACCCATAATTAGTCCAAATCAAACTATATCATTGACTTGTCAAAACTTTACTATCTATCAAGACAATGGTGTTGATAAAATCAAATTATTGTCAAAAGAAACTATAAATGGAAAACTTTTGACTAGTTCACAAGTAATTCAGGGGTCATCATTCCAAGACCTTGGTCATAAAATAGGTGATGTGTACGGAAGTGGTTTTCAAGAAACATATGACGAAGAAAACGTTATGTTAAAATTTGATGTGAAAACGGATCAACCAAGTTTTGAGATATTTGGACCCGAAACAACCGATTATGATTATAGTTTCATTGTAAAACCTGTCAATGACAAATTAAAAAGGTTATTGAGTATACAAGGGCAAGGTAAAAATATAATTTTCAATATCAAAAGGGACCAAGAAGTTAGTTATTGTAAAATAACCAAAAATGAACCATCTAGTGAATTCCAAACGACTTTAACTACAGATTGGGGTCTTAATAATGCTCCGTTTGTTTAATTACCAATTAAGGAAGACTCAAAAAATTTTTTTTCTTCTTCACTCATTTCAGACCAAGTATTGTATAATGCTCGTTCAAAACGACTTAATTTAGAAAGATCAATTGTTTCGTCTTGTGGATAACTTCTTGTTGTGTGTTCTTTTTGGGATTTATTTTGTAGTGATCCGTATGCATCACACGACGTTTTAGTGGTTTTACAACTTACAATAGACAAACCTAAAATTACAGATAAAATTACTTTTTTCATATTTGATTACTTTTTTCGATTTTTAAAATTATTTCTTCATAAACTTTATCCAAAGTATTTTTGATGTTGGACTTCACCATTTTCTCGGTATTCAAACGTCTTTTTTCTACCTCCATATCATATAAATATGTAATTCTCTCATTGTCTCGTTTAGATAATACGACATCATAGTGGAAAACGTGATTTGTAATTTCAACCCTACCAAAATCCAAAACTATAAACAAATTTAAACTTTCATTTATGATATACCGTTTGAGAGACATCGGAGCAATCATGAAATCAGAATCTTTGTGGGAAATGAGTTTGACACAAATTTTGAATGCTGTTTTTTCATGTAATTCGACTTCCTCGTAAGTTTTAAGAGCTTTTAACCTACTTAGTCTACGCAGACGTACTTGGAATCGTTTATAGAGTCTTAAAATCAATTTTTCCATAGTTAGTTGTTTATTTCTAACTACAAATATAATAAATAAATTGATTAAAAAAAAAGAAAGTAAAAAAAATTAACAAAATGCCCCTGAACACCTTCGTTTTCCGTCAAGTCCTTTAATTTTTCCTTTACAAACTTGTACGGCGTGACCATTTGAATATGCACTGGGGTACACGTCATATTTTGCTTTTGCAGAGGCAATTCCTCTAGCACAAAGTTTTGTACCTGTTTTTTTTCTACCTTCCATCATGACCATATCTTCATCATCAATATTCATGGATAGTTCCATACCATCTCTTTTGGACTCATTCATTAAAAAATCAAAAACTTGATCCATGTTGTTTTTTGCTTCCGAAATGTGGTCTTGAGCCCAATCATGCCCGTTTTCTAAAATAGACTCAACCATTTCGTGATCTAAATCTAATAATAAATCACACTGCCTTCTCATTTGTTCTAAATTGGAGAAGAACATATATCTTGATGATTTTTCTTCTTGAGTTTCTCTAATAACTCTTTTAATGATTGAATCTAAGTTTCTCATAATTAATTATTTAATCCGTTTGGTCCGCCCAATGCCACCGCGTTTAGTTGAGTTACAGCAGTTCCGTATTCATTAGTATAAACAGGATAAGGAACTTGTAATGTTACTGTGTTTCCACTACAGTCAGGAACACATAATTCATATGGTGGGGGGTTGACAGCCTCAGACTCGCCAAATGAACAAATAGCAATTGCAATTGCATTACAATTTTCCTCTAAATTAGGACCTGTTTGAATTGAGAGTGAATTGAAAGGTATATTACTTGATATTGTCACGTAACTAGCAACTGCGATTGGAGTGGCGTCACAAATAGGGTCAACATTACTCAAATTTGGACTCATCACAAATGTGTTACCATTCAAAATCCCACAACAATTATCACAAAGACTAACGGTAACAGGACCTGTATTTGATATAAAATCCATATTTGTAAACCAATTTGGTTGTGAACCTGGTACAAATTGCCATGCCACATATATTGTGATTTCAGTAATATATGAACTAAAATACAAGTCGTGTTGAAAAATAACTGGAAGACCAGATTGACTGAATCCGCCCATTAAAATAACTTGAGTGCCAGGGTATGTAAAATCAAAATTTGGCTCAACACAAAGTGAATATGGTTGTGGCTCTAAAAATGTGGTTACAAAAGTTGTGTTTCCAGAACCTGCCACTGTAACACCGTCTATTACTACTGAGGTGTAAAAAGGGGGGAACCCGTCTTCTCCTGCTACGGTCGGTACTGAATAAACTTGTGGACAACAATTTGGCATCTTCTATGAAATTAATTTGTTGAATACTGTTATGTTATCATCACATGTTCTAACAATTACAGTGCTTTCGGTTACTTCTCTTGTAGGGCAACAATCAAGACAAGACTCTACAGTTGAAATTGCGAAGTGTGTAGGATCGGATAGTACTGGATTGTTGTTAACCGTACCACATAAAACATTACCAGTGTTGTCATAAACTTTCCATATTGATCCATCAATAATTGTAAACGACCCAAAATCTACGGTCACTTCTTCTAATGGATTTTCACAGAGTGATATTTTACTATAATTCATAATTAATTATTTAATCCGTTTGGTCCGCCCAATGCCACCGCGTTTAGTTGAGTTACAGCAGTTCCGTATTCATTTGTCCAAACAGGATGAGGAAAAAATAACTCTACAACATTACCATCACAATCTTTCACACACAAAGTATATTCAGGATTCACAGCCTGAGGAGTACATGCCTCGCAAGTATCATATGGTAATAGTACTGTATAACTTGGGACACCAGGTTCTGTATTAGTCACAGTGGCACAAAAAGTGTTACCGTTTTCGTCTTGAATTGAATAAACGTCTCCAGTACTTGGGGTAATACCTCCAAAATCTACAGTAACCTCAATCAAAGGGTAACCACATATCACCATATTAAAATTTGCCATTTTAGTTTTTTATTATAAATACTTTTATTTTTTGTTTACGATCTGAAATTGGATTTGTTTTTTATATGTATTTGTTTGACCCATCATTTTTACCTGTATGTCAACAAAATATTCATTAGGAATTTTGTCTCTTGTGTCAAACATAAAATAGTATTCATTTGGTGTTCTATTTATGTTTGTCCAATCTTGAACTATAACTTCGGTCTGACCTTCTCGAACGTAAACTCTATATTTGGCATCAACATTGGGTAACATCTTATTTGTTGTATATGCCTCTTTTATGATAACACCAACTTTTCTAATATCACTACTCAATATTTTTTCATTTTGTAAAATACCGTAATACTCAAACCCAAACTTTGACGGGTCAAAAGTTGCTGTTCCTATCTGAATAGATTTTTTTATGCCGTACAAAGTGAAATCGTTAATTACATCAGGTAATGAAAATCCGTTTAATTGAATTTGTGACCAAGTATCTGTAAATTGACAAGGTACTTTATACCCCATAAAGGCCGGTAACGTAATTTCATAAACACCTCTTGTTCTTCTACAAGAAGGTAGATTAACTAAACCTGTTATTGGATTTCCTGCCGGATCTTTAATTGTAACAAGAGGGTTTTGATCTAAATTTACAAAATCACCATCTTCATATACATAAAGATATAGTTTGTTTGCTTTACCCATAGAAAAGTAATTTCTATCATCTTCAATCAAATCATTGTAAGTGGTTTCTAAAAATGGTTCGTAAAAAGTTTGAGTATGTCTTGTAAAAAATCCTACAGAATACATCGCATCCGTACCTGTTAAATTTTCTACTTGAGGTAAGTATGCAATTCCCCAAGTTGTTTCTTCGGGTGTTACTCCATTTAAAATATCGTTTATTTCACTTGACATATCAAATTCAATGTTTTCATCACCAAATTCAAAATGTTGTATGTCGATGATTGTAATGGCAGAAAAAGGGTATGCCCCAATGTTCATATTATTATATGTACCGGGTTCACCCCACTTATTAATTGTTGTGGTTTGATACCAATTTGATGGTCTTATTGAGTAGTTTCGATCACTTTCAATTGGATCTTTAACATCGTAAAAATCATATCCAACACCTTCGTCCCAAAGTTGTGGTGTAGTTGGGTCGTCATTCAAATATGGTACACGAAACAAAATCAAATCAAAAGAAGTTGATCTTTGTCTACCATCAGGATTAGACGTATTAAGTAAGTCCTTATCAAAATAAGAAGTGTTGGTCATCTTTAATACATGAGTCATGTATGCGTCTGCACAACTCATTGATATTGTACCGTCTAATAATTTTTCTTTGACCAAATCCAAATTAAGACCAAAGATAAATCTCGAATAACCAACAGGCTCAGAAATACCCCCATCACCGTATAAAAGTTGCATGACAGGATTTCTACCAGTGTTTACATAACTGTTTGAGAGAATAGTATTATTTTTACTATAATAGGAATTGTTTATTGACATTTACTTTTTATTTATAAATATCAATTAAGTCGAATATTTTGATTTAAAATAGTTGCGTCTGCGTCTTGTAAGATTTTTCTAATTTCTACTAACTCAGTGCCGTCAGTTCCAATACCAATAGGAGCTTCATTTGGGTTATGAACATGTGAACCTAAAAAGTCCACAATTTTATTTAAAAGTTTCATTAATTCTTCACCCCTAACCATAGGATCCGTTCGATCTAAGATTTCTTCTGTATATTGAAGTTGTGTTATTCCATATAAAGACTCCTGTAAATTTACTTTGTCTCCTTTAGATGGAATTTGACTTTTATGAGAAATTAAATAAACGTTATCAGCAACTAAAGATCCAAACGATACAGGTTTTGCTTTATACTCCGTTCTTTCTACGGTGTTTTCTCTAACTGTTGTTTGTTGACCAATTACACCTCTTGACCACACCAAAAAGTTTCCATATTCTGATTCTGATTGGTTCAATTTTATTTTTTGATTAAACAAAGAAACCAAATTAAAATCTGTAGCCCCTGTTGAGTTCAATTTAGTTAATGTTGAATAGTTAGGTTTTACATAAAAAGGAAATTGATTTAAAATTATATCATCGTTTGTTGGTGGGTATTGTGGATATCCGTTAATATTAATTTTACTGTCATTTACGTTTTGAATAAACGTATTGATAATGTTCAACGAATCATTGAAATTCAACCCCGAAAAACAAATCGAGTAGTCTACAGTTGATAAGTATTGGTTAATTGGTGTGTCAAGATCAATTGTTGTTGAAAGTGCGACAGAGTTTGGAATCATAGAATAAAGGTAAATACAACCCTTATAAAATGTGTCTCCTGTTACCGTGTTGAATGATGTAATTCCTGAAATATATTGTGACCCGTCGATTGACCACTCAATTACCTTTTTTATTTGAAGTGGTTCTTGAATAGATTCCTCTAATGTTAGAGGTTCTAACAAAACCCTTTCTTGGTCAAATGTTGAAATTTGTAAAAATCCCCAATTTGGATTTTTTTTTGGTATGTTAAAATTAGCAGTTTGGGTTGTAATATTTTTTCCTGATCTAATTAAAACGGTATCTTTTTTCAAAACCATGTCAGTGGTACCTCTACTAAGAATTGCGTTGTCGCCTGGTTCAGGGTAAATTCCATAAACACTTGGAAGTGTAGATCCTGTAATATCCCTCAATTTGTTCGAAAGTTTCATGTACTCACCACTGGCCAATATAGACTCAGAATTATTATTAATCTCATAAGCATTGTTTTGTGGTCTAGTAATTGGTCCTTGAATATAGAATTTACTATTATTTGTTCTTTCTTTTACATTGTAATACAATAAGTGTACATACTCATCTATTTCGGGAACTTGACTAACGTAGTAAGGTATCAAAGGTAAAAAAATAAACGGGTCTTCTGAAGTCCATTTCCATATAGATTCAGGAATTGGTTTTCCTTTTACATCCTTAGGAACCAAATCATCTTTAGTTTCATGTCGAGGAAATACCCTGAGTCTTCCTAAAAAAAGAGGATCTTTGTTATCTAAGACATAACCAAAAAATATTAACTTATTATCAAACATTTCTAGACATGTATTCTTTATGTAATAAATTATAAGTGCTTTCCAATTTATCTAAATGTTCACTCATTTTGAGTAACATATTTTTTGTATACTCAAAGTCTTTTTGAATAAATTGTAATGCCAAATTCAAATCTTTGTTCGATGAATTTTCATAGTCATGAACAATTTCTATAATTTTTTTAGGATCAATTTTTTCCCTTTCGAATTTAAAATGATTTTCCATACGCTTTTTGTGGTGTTGTAGTGAATAATGGTGTTACCGTGAGTGGACCAATCGCAACAACTGACTTACCATTTTCATCATTTTCTTTCGCAATCCCGTCTATTATTGCCGATATTGATGCAAGAAATTTATTGGGACTTCCATCAGGCATAGGAGATGTCGGTATCCCTAATTCTTCTAATCTTTGTATTGTATTAATATAAGACCTTGTTGGGGAAGCCCCTTCTAATAGTTTTGCGGCAAACAAAAGTGGAAGTGGTATATCAGCATTTGGGTTAGCCTTAAGAGCACTAATTTTTCTTTCAATAACTAAACTTAAAATTTTTGTTAGATCATCTACAATACTTTTACAATCTCTGAAATCTTTCAATATTTTTATAGACGCCCCTAAACCAAGTAAAGTCAGTGGAAGTATCATTCTTTTGGTTTTCGTTTTTTGTTCTTTTGATATATCACTTAAAACTTCCTTTAACAATTTTTTGATATCTTTTTTTACTATTTCGAAAATTATTCTTGTGTATACCGCACCTAATTGAGACATAAATTCAATTAAGAAAGTTTTACAGTTTTTTTGAAAATCTTCTAAGGTTGTTGTATTATCTACAAAAGATTGTGAGAGTGACTTTGCGGTTGCCATAAAAGGTAGGATTATCTTTGGGGAAAGAATTGCCGTTGCCAAAGCTTTTGGGAATTCATTAATCCACGCGTCATCATATGCCAATTTAAACTTTTGATTAGTCACGTTGTTAATTACATTAGATGTTTGATTAATTACGTTATTTTCATTTACACCCTCATTAAAAACCAATTCACTTAACGCATCAATTACTGCGGCCGTATTCATTGTAAGTTTTATATTGTCACATTCCTCGAATTGTAAAACCCCCAATTTTATATCAGATACTTTTTCTTCAATCAATCTCAAATCCAAATTACTTAATTCAAAAAAGTCGTCAGATAGGTCGTCTCTTTCTGAAATTTTGGCAACACCACTAACATCAATTTCAGGAGTTTGATCGTAACATAACCCTAATATCCTTTGTAAAATTTTTAGAAATTTTTGAAACCCTGTAATTTCACCATCACCACTTTGTTTTGAAACAGAAAAGGCACCAGTAATAATGTTTATAAGTTGAGTGAAAACATTTAATGGATCAAACAGGTCTAAGGTATCAAAATAATCACTTAAGAATTCATCCACTGTAAGTGGGGTTGATCTGGAAGAGAATGTAAACTTAAAAAAATTTCCTTGTACCACACCCAATGGAGTATTGTATTGTTGTACATACTCAATGTCAAAAATATTCTGTGTCGATTTACCCACATACGGTGTACCAGCAACCACAGAAAGTGGTTGGTTTAAGTTTTGTATTCTGTTATACAACAACCTATTCATTGCAAACGGATATGAAAAGTAATTTATGTCAGGTTTTTCATAAATTAATTTTCCTAACTGTGTATCCGCACTTAACGTAAGGTAATTGAAAAAATCTATCGATTGTACTTTAATGAAAATAGGTGTGTTTGCCGGAAGAATGAAATCTGAAGAACAACCTAAAGTTTTTTTAATCGCGTCAATGAGAATTGATTTTAATTTTGGTTGTAATTCTTTTAATGATTTAATAAAAACTTTTTTTAAATAAGAATTTGTATCAGCACCACTACCATTGATTAATTTTGATAATTTAACCAACTCAGTAAAGGCGGTTTTGACATCGTCTTGGAAATCTTGTTTTTTTTCTGACCACTCAGATAATTGAGTTTTTAGTTTGTTTTCATATTTATCAAACGAGTCAGAAACCTTTTTTTCTAATTTTTTTTGATCTTCCCTTAACTGTTTGTATATGGGAAATATTTGTGCCTCTTTATCAACTTTCTGAAAACTACTTTGAACGTCTATTGGCATTTTTTATTATTTATGCATTTTATATTTGTAGTCAGAATTCGCGTCTTTTTTTAATAAATTCTGAATTGTATCATCGTCAATTTCTAAATCTGATAACGTAAAATCCTCTTCTTTTTCTGTGTTTTTTTGCCACATTTGAGCCTGTAGCTTAGAAAGAGTAAGTTTTTTTTCAACACAGTCGTTTATAATTTTTTGTTGTTTCTCAATAACAGGACCTATAATAATCATATCTTCAGGTTCTTTCATCATTGTTAACATTTTATTTTGAATTCTAATCGCCGTGTTTTTTTGTTCAACAAGTTCATTATAGATTTCTTGCATCAAAGACAACATTGATTCTTTTGATAAATTGATTTGTTTTTTTGATGGTCTTGGCATATCTATAAATATTATTTTTTTAAAATTTCTTGAACTAACTCAAAGTATATCTTTTTATATTTTTTCAAAGACGTTCTAATTTCCTTAGTTGATAGGTTTGTCATTTCCCTAAGCTCAAATAAAATAATGTTTTTATTGAACTTATTGTTGTTTGAATCAGGAAATATTGTACCGTAATTTTCAAACAAATCGTGTATTGCCGAGCCTAATTTGTACTCTTGTTCATTTACATTATCATCCTCCAAAGTTTCTTTCAATTTATCTAAAAACTTTTTAATTATAACTTCAGAACCAACCTCATCTGAATCTATGTAATAGGACATGTTCATGTTATTACTGAGATCCCCAGAAATATCTTCGTAAGAAATTTTACGATTTATTTCTTTCTGATCTTTCATAATTTGACCCATAAGGTAATTTTTACAAATAGTACCAAAGTAAGAATAAGCCTTCTTTTCTTTAGAAGGCTTAAACTTTTCTATTTTTGTCATCAAAAAAGAATGTGTGTCATTATGAATTTCTTCATAATTCATATCCTTCCTATACAATTTATATCTTCGGATTATGGAAGATATCATTTTGTCCAAAGGGTGTCTCAAAAACTCATTGTAAATTTTATTTCTTTCATAATCCGAATCGGTAACTAAAAAAAGTTTGACCGCATTTTCCTCACGTTCATCGAAATAGTTGTTTGTTTTTGGTTTTCTTCCTTTCTTTTTCTTTTCTATTTGATCTGAGTAATCATTTTCAAACATTAAACAGTTTGCGGTTCATATTTTATATCTCTCTCAACATTATAAAAAGATTCTTTTTTTGCCGACTCAATCCAAAAACGGGCCTCATCTTCGGTAATTTGATTTTGACCATTTTTGTAATTCCAAAAAATTGATCCTTCTCTAAGGTTCATATGTTTGTAACCAACTCTTGGTATGCTCATAATTTTTGAAGAGTTTTGTGTTAATCTCAAAAACAACTCATAGTTAAAAGTTAATTTTATATTTTGTTTTAAACCACCCAATCTTTCGAAAACTTCTTTTTTGAACACACAGCCAGAGAATTGGAAATTTTGAAAGTTTTGTAAAGTTTCATTTGTTAAAATACCAATTTCAGAAGAAATGTTTGCAGCGAAAGTCGCCTCGTTTGTAAATCCAGCAAAAACCGCTTTATCATCTACGTCTACCACAATTGGTAAAAACACATCAACTTCAGGATAATATCCCATGTATTTTTTAGAGTTTTTAAACCAAATATTAGAGTATTCATCATCGAACTCTAACACACTTACCCAATTTGAAGTTGCTACACTTACACCATAGTTGACTTGTGATTGAAAACTTGGTGTTTGATCGTAGGAAACTAAGTTTACATTGAGATCACCAAAATCATAAGACTTTAGATGACTTTCTAAATTTGTGTCGTTACAATAAACAATTACTAGTTCATCTACAAATTCATTTTGATACTGTACTGATTTAATACTTTTGTCAAAGAAATCCTCGAAACCAATTGCGGAAGAGGTTTTGAGTGGTAATACCACTGATATTTTATTCACATTTTCCATATTATTCTTCTATTGTTTGAAATTTATCTAATTGTATAACAAAGTTTCCTTTTCTAACTTCGAACATTCTCGAAAATAAGTCCAAGACTTCTTTCTCAAAAAATTCTTTAGTTGGTAAGGTTTTAACTGTATCCTCCATTGATTCGAACAATGTAGGATTTAAATTGTCCTCTAACCAATTTTGTATAAAATCAGAAAGTACGTCAGTGACCATCAATTTGTTGTTGATCCAAATTCCATTATTTTCATTCATCCATGAAGGAACCAAATCGGGAACCAAACCAATTACAGGAACACCCAATTTCATTGACTCCAATGGGAATGTACCATAAGAACTTTGTTGATCTATCCATATAGAAACAAAACTTTCTTTCATTGCTTTAGCAAATTGAGCTTCTGATAGACCTCTCAAATCTCTGAAAGTAATCCATCTATATTGAGGAAATTTCGCATAAAAATGTTTTATAAGGTTTACAGTATCTCTATGTTCTCTTGTGTGAATGTTTACTATGGTTTTACTAGGAAACTGACTTTTAGTAAAATTATCAGAAATGTAAGGTGTAATTATGTCAAAAGATACGTTTCTCATACCCCCCTCTAAATACTCTTTTTGTTTTTCACTTGTGGTAATACACTTCAAAAACCCAAGGTTACTCCATGTTTGACCTGGTTGTAAAGTTTCGAAAATGTGGTCATAACACTGACTCAATACAATTTTACCACAAGGTAATTTTGTTATTTGATCCATCACAAAACCATAAAGTTCAGGAACAACAATTAAATCGTCTGGCGATATTTCTAAATTTGTACCCTCAATCGGTTGGTGTTCAATTTCCATGTACTCTTCACCCAACCATGTAGAGACTCCAAAATAATCAGGTTTCTCGTGTAAAATTATGGAATTATATCCGTTGTCTTTAAGTGTTTTAGCCATCTGATAGATATACCTCACTGACGCTTTAGCGTTACCTTTGGTATCCTGAACTAAAAAATAAATTCGTGATTTTTTTTGTTCCATGTTAAGAATAGCCGTTTCTAATTTGGAAATCTGTTCGTTAGTCATTTTTTATTTATATTTTGTTTATTATTTTTTTGAAAAGTAATGTATTAAATGCCAACTTAAAGGGTATTGTTAGTTCACTACTTTTCATTCCCATGTTTTCATCTATCTGATCTACTTCAGTTATAATTGTTTCGATCATCATTTTTACAATTTCATATTTCACTAAATGAATTTGTGTTTCTCCTGAGGTGGGTTGTATTTGTAATTCAGAGTCTAATTTGTCTAAATCTAAATAGTAATTTTCACCTAATATTTTAATCATATTTATAATATTTTTTTAATTATTTGACCAAACTCAGATAAAGAGGTAATCTCGAAATCATTTTTTATTTCTTTGTTATAATTTGTAATAAATTTTATTACAACTTTATCTTTAGGTTTTTCTAATAATAGGGTAGGATCTGCGGTAAGTAAAATATCAACTTCATACCACATGGATTTTCTTGTATATTCACTGAAAAAAAAGATTTTTTCCAATAAACAACCAAACTTAGAAACAAAAAACAGTGTTGCCGGTTTTGATTTACCAATTTCATTTGAAACCAACAATAATTGATTATTTTCCCTTAATTCAAAGTATATGTCATTTAATATATTAAAGGTGTTCATTTCCGTTGAAGGTGCATGTCCAAATAACTCCATTGAATATTCCTCGTACATAAAATTGAATAATTCTTCTTTGTTATTGAATGAGAAGTGTTTCATTAAATCTAAAGAGTTTACCTCAGATAGGACCCTATATTCAAAATTTGTAACTTGAGATTCAATAGGTTCAGTATTTCCTGACGAATCAATCTCATAGGTTTGTCCCATATATTGATCTTCATCAGACTCTATTAAATATTTTTCATAAAGTTGCGTAAATTTACCAATAGTATCTCTAAGTACCCCATTAATATCAATCCCGATCCTCTTCATACCTTTTTAGTATTTTTGTTATTATAGGATTTCTAACCCCATCTTTATCACCAAACTCAAAGATACCAATACCCCCGATTCCATCGAATTTGGTTATCGCATCATACAACCCCGAATGTTTTTTGTCTTTGTATCTATCCGTTTGTTCAATATCTCCTGAAATAAAGAATTTACTATTACTTCCAATTCTTGTTAATAATAATTTCATTTGTTTTGGTGTGGCGTTTTGAGCTTCCTCAAAAATTAAAATAGAATTATCAATTGTCATTCCTCTAATATATGCCAAAGCAAAAACCTCTACCACCTCGGCCTCTTTTAATTTTTCTCTTGCTTCTTTACCGATAATTTTATTTAACAAATAGTAAGAAGGAAAGATATAAGGGTCTAATTTTTCTTCTAAATTTCCTGGAAGTGCCCCTAATTTTTCTTCAGCCTCAACAGCGGGTCTTACAATAATAATTTTATCATATCCATTGTCTTCATCAAGAAGTAAATCCACAGCGGTTTTCATTGCTATGTAACTCTTACCAACACCGGCAGGTCCCGAACAAATTGTAATTTGGTTGTTAAGTAATGTTTCATAATAAACTTTTTGGTTTTCTGTGAGAAATTTACTTTTTGGTCTTTTTTTAACTACTTGGGAGATAATATCTCTTTTGTGATTTGGGGAATCTACAGACTCCTCTGTTGTGTTAATTTTTCTTCTTTGTGACATATTTTAACCCCATTTTAGGTATTTATTATTGAACAGTTGAAAGTCAAATGTTCTGTATTTTGGTTTGTGTTTATGTAAAAGGTACGGAAAAGATATTTGGTCTTGTATTGACCAATAACAGTTATGAAAAAACCAATCGGTCATCAAATTATTATCTCTGTTTTTTATTAAATTTTTTGAATAAACAAAAAATCCCATGGAATAGAAACCATAATCAACAAAGTTTGGGTCTTTAAGATAAAACTGATATTGTTCTTTTGTTCTTTCACCTTCATATCTGTCAATTAAATATGTGTTGTTTGATCTATACATTTCATTTTCTAAATACTCAAGTTCAGATTTGATGTTTTTTCTTTGTGGGTGTTTAAAGATTTGTATATCAAAATCCCCCAACGAATCTACAACATCTTCAACAAGGTTGTTACTGACTATTTTAAATTTAGAATCGAACCAAATATAATAATCTGCAGGATTTTCAATCCAATCTAACATTTTTGGTATTTTAGCCCTTGTTCTTGGATGTAAAGATAGTGATCTTGATTCAGTATTTTGATCTGTGTAACACATGTACTCAACCTCATACTTTTTTGTGATTTGGTAAGGAAGTTGATAATTAAAATTATTGATATGATTACCAAAATCTGCAGTTACAACACGAACTTTTGGTTTTATCATAATAAATTAAGATTCATTATTTTTAATCCAATAAACACCACAAACATCAATTTGATTTATTGGATCGTTAATATTTTTTTCTGTTCTATAATCGTGAGTACAAATTCTTGCACCACCAAGACAATAGTCGTCAATTATACACACCCCTTTATCGGATAGTTTATCATAACAAGAATGAAAAACATCATGAGTCGACTCGTACATGTCACCATCCATTCTTAAAATAGACAATTTGCCAATCTGATTATTATTTGGTAGAGTATCACTAAAGAATCCCTCCACAAAAATTACATTTTCATCTAAACAATTCATTGATTCAAAATTTGATTTTACCTCATCGAGTGATATTGCAAGTTCGGTATACGTGTGATGAATATCTCCTCGATCCATAGGGTATTTGTCACTTGGTTTTGGCAGTCCTTGGAAAGAATCACAAACAAACACTCTCTTTTTCAAATTATAAATGTCTGAATATAGTTTCATAAAAATTGTTGCTCCCCCTTTCCAAACACCTGTTTCAATAAAATCACCCTCAATATTGTTTTTTCTAACGTAATCTAACATGTCATGAAGATTGTTCATTCTTTTCAAACCAATCATAGTCATGGCGTCTGTGGGCCAATCTAAACCTTCAAGTCTTGCGGGGTCCATTTCTTGTGAAATTATCGAATCCACTTCCTTTTCAGATGGGTACTGATTCTTGTCTTTCCAATTTTGGATAAAGTCCGTGTTTGAAACTCTACCGATCAAAATGTATTTGATAAATTCTATTTTTTTTCTATTGTTCATCAATCTTATCGTTTCTTTTTAAGATAGTTAGTCCATTATTATTTGTAAATCTTTTTTCTATGACCCATTGACCATCATCTAATAACTCTTGTATTGCTGGCCAAATACCAATTTTTTCTGTTGATAAAGGTCTAACGTCTTTGTATAGTTCACCCCAACTTGGTTCATCGGTAAATTCATAACTTTCAGTGTCATGAAAAATTAAATATTTTTTTACTTTATCTGAATGTAATGATAATTCTTCTTTTAGTTGTCCATACTTATGCCAAGTATCAATAAATAATAAATCAGTCTCTTCGATCTCAACCTCTAAAACATTTTTTTTATTGAACTTGAAATTTACGTTTTCCTTAATTGATAGATTTATTGCGTTTAAAATATTTTCTGACATATTAATGTCATAGCTAACAAACTTTTTTGGGTTTGCATGTAAAAATGCAAAAGTTGAACATCCCCATCTAGCACCCATTTCAGTAACGTGATCACATAGTTTTGCATACTCTACTAACGTATCAATATGTTCATTTATATCACCAGGAGTTAATTTGAAATTATTATAATAGTGTTCTATTGTTATCATTTTTTTTGTGTATACCATTTATTTTTAAAATCATTAATCATACCATCAGTCATCTGAAACTTTTTACCTGGCTCTATAAGATTATGACTTTTACTTAAAAGATGAGTAACTTTAGAGTTGGTAATTAGGGCGTGTTTTAATTTGTATTTTTGTAAAGTCAGTGCGTAGTCGTTATCTTGGTACCAAAATTTAAATTTTTCATCGAACCCATTCATTCTTTTTAATATATCCCTTTTAACAAAGATTGACCATCCGGCAATTTCATATGAAGTTCTATGACCATAGTATATTGGTGTTGTTTTTTTGAATAACTTGTGTCTGTGCCAATCATCATCCATAGGTGACATTGAAAATAATTCAGGATCTTGTTCATGAGCTTTTAACATTTCTTCTAAAAAACCTTTATGGTATATTGTATCATTGTTGGAAATTAACACCCAATCGTTGGTAGAATGTTCTAAACCAATGTTTAAATATTTGTTGTAGTTAAATTCTTCTTGTGGTTGTATAACTTTACAAGTCTCACACCCTTCATAAACAAATTCTTTTTCTTTGTTGGTTTCTATCAAATAGATTTGGAATTTATGTTCAGTCGAACTTTCATAAATACTTTTCATACAATTGAGATTCATTTTCTCAAATGATGGGTCTTTAGCGTAACTTAATATTATAACATCTACTACCATTTTATCTTAAAGCATATAATTTTGAGATTATTTGTTGGGCACTTTTAGGTTCCATTAAAGGTATATCAGTTGGTACATACCCGTGTTTTTTCTTATACCATAAAGTTCCTTTTTTATAGTTTTCACTCCATTCAGGGGTTCTTGAAATTGTTGAGTTTTCAATTGAGTTTGGTATATCCGTTAAATACTCCCAGCTTTTAGGAATGTCAGCAAAGTACCAAAAAGGAGGATGAAAATTATGTTTTACCGCCTGATATGTATGGTCAACATGTTCCCAAGCGTTTTTAAATGCAGGATCGAATAAACCAATTTTTTCAATTACAGATCTGTGATAGTATGAAAAAGCCCCAACACAGTTAGGGTAAAAAACCATTTCAATACCATCTGGATATGGAATAATCATTCTTGGATTAGGATCTCCGTCAGTATCTTTTCTTTCCGAAAGAGTTCTAAAGCCAGTTGACCCTTTCTTGTTTGCGGGACCGTGAAGCGCAAAATTTAAATGTTTAATTCCTGACAATGCTGAATGTCTGATATATTCTTTGAATACGTTTTCGTCTTGAATTAATATATCGTCTTCCATTATAAAAATGTGTTCACACCCTTGTTCCATCAAATATTTAATTGCCGTACTTTTTGCGGCCCCAACACATTGGTTTTTTTCGTGTTGGATAATTTTTGCATGTTCGGGGTAACAGTTTTCAGGGTAAGGAGTCCCATCGTTAACAATTACAAAGTTTTTAATCCACTTTGGAACCGTAAATGCACTTTTAACTATTCTATGTGGAGAGTTATATGTCACAAGACCTAAACCAACTTTGTCAATATCCATAAAAGTTTTTTCCTCTATGGTTTTGTTCGTTGATAATCTTATCGGAAGGTCTTTATCATATTTCTTTTCAAAAAAAGTTTTATTATTTTCCCACTGATCATTGGTCATACCTATTGATTTGTGAGTGACTCTAACCATTGTTGTTACACCTAATTTAACTCCCTCTAAGTAATTTGAAAAACAGAAAGGTATTTCATAAAAGTGAAATCCTTTGAATTCTTCGTCAAAAGTTTTTTTGATTTTAGATTTATCAACAACAAAAAACAAACCGTCTAATACAACCACTTCCTTTATTTTGTTTCCTTGATCGGGTGAATAAGTGTTGGTCCATTTTTTTCCTTCATGTTTGTGAGATACTATTCCTGTCATGGATTCACGCAAAGTCCACCATCTACCATCAATCATATCGGTAGTTCCTGCGATTCCCAAAATACCATATTCTTCATTTCTTTTAAATAATTTGATAATTTTATCCCCCCAATTTTTTGTATCATACTCAATGTCATCATGACAAAAAACTACAAGATTATTTTCCGACTCATTTAGTATTTCATTATAAACTTGAGCCAAAGACTTTTCACCGTTATTAATTTTTTCTATTATTTGAACTTTTTTAATCCCACAAGATTTTCTTAAATGTTCTAAAAATTCAGGATTAGTCTTTCTTGTCGAGAATCCTATTGTTATCATTGTTTAATTCTTTTAGTTTATCCTCAAGAGTTATTAATTTTTCTTCCATGTATTTGTTCCACCAACCATCACTACAACCAGACATAATTAACTCAACTCGAGTTCTATTAATTTCTTCTTTTATTTTTTCTATTTCTGTCATACACCTGTAGAACCGAAACCATTTTCATTTCTGTCTTTAGATAGAATGTTCTCTATCTCAACAAACTTGATCCATTTACCACTAACTACAGGACACAACACTGCTTGTGCAATTTTTTGTCCTTTTTCTATTTTGATTTTTTGATCAGTGGTGTTGAAAAGAATTACTTGAATTTCTCCCGTATATCCTTCATCCACAGTTCCTGGAGAATTCAAAACAAACAATCCTTGTTTTGAAGCCAATCCACTTTTTGATCTAATTTGAACTTCGTATCCTTCAGGTATGTCCAAATGGATTCCTGTTGGTATTAGTTTACGGTCAGAAGCATGAATCCATACATCTTCTGTTGAACATAAATCAAATCCAGAGTCTGACGTGTAAGCGTATTTTGGGTTGACCGCATCAGGATGCGACTTAGAAAATTTAAATTCCAAAGTATCTTGGAAATCATCCATATCTTTTTCTAATCCAAAAATATCAAACCCAAAATAATCATTCAGTTGATCAAGGTCCAAATTCTCAGCATCTTCAATTTGTAAACTTTCAAACAGATCGTCCAAGTCATCTTTTTCTAAATTTTGTTCACTCATTATTTTAAACTTTTTAATTTCATTATTGCGTCAACTAAAACGTCAACATCTTTTTCACAGTATTCGGCAATTTCTTTAAGACGATTATGACTCCAATAAGTCTCATGTACCAAACTACCGTTGATTGGTCCGTCTTTTGGTGTTGGTATGTCTAAACATGCACACATTAAATCTAAAGAACCGATCGCAGTGTAAGCTCCATATTGCCAAATTTCTTTTGTGTCAATGGCCTTAACTTCCCAAGGTTTAGTATCGTATGACGGGAGTATTTTAGCCGGCATGATCCCATTTACAATCATACGTTTTGCTAACATGGGGATGTCAAAGTTTTTTAAATTGTGACCACACATGTAGAAATCTAATTTGTGACAACGGTTTAAAAGGTCTCTTACATCAATTAGTAGTTTATATTCATCATCACTTGAAAAAGTTTGTTTTTTAACTTCTCCACTATCTAAAACGAACGCCATCGATACACAAACTATCTTTGCAAACTCTGGAACTAACGCTGCCCGTTTCCTAAAAACAATGTCCATATGTTCTTCTGTCGATCTATCAGTTGCCAATTCTTTGTCTTCAGGAAATCTTTTCAAAAACCAATCAAAATATTTGTCGAATTGGTCTGCAACTCTTGGGTTAGATTTTATACACTGTTGATAGTCAGGACAACCACCAACGGTTTCAATGTCTAAAAATAAAATTTTTGTTAAAGGAATATTGACCATAATTATTTAATTAAAGATTTGTAAAATTCAGCTCTGTTTTGTGATACTCTGTTTAGGTCATAGGTATCTTTTACCGTTTCGTATAATTTCTCACCAAGATCGGTAATCATATTTGGATTTTCGACTAATTTTTTAATGCTTTTAGCCCAATCACTATGATTTCTAAAATCTTCTACTAATAACGCATTACCGTCAACGAATTTTCCTTCTCGCATTGCATGTTTTAGGTCAATGGTATAAGGACCTACGTTTGATGCGATTATCGTTTTTTTATAGAAACCCGCCTCGATTATTTTTAGTTGAGATTTTAACCTATTAAATACGTGGTTTTTTATGGGCGCTAATGAAATATCAAACTTAGCGTAATTTCTAGCGTAAGACTCCACAGGTTTAGTCCAAACCCTGACGTAGTTTTCATTTTCAATTGCGGGAAAATCTCCATCAACAAACTTATCTAAATATTCTTTATACTCTTTGGTGATTATTTTGTAGTTGTCTGTAAAAATCTTTTCATATTGTGACCAAACAGTTTCTTCAGGTTTAATTGGTCTTTGTTTTTTTTCTCCTGTTTGTTGGTTTATTTCAGTAACCACACCTCTTGTATCAAAACCACACAAGTAATATTGAAGTTTGTTTTGAAGAGGACTTAGTTTACCCACCATCGTATCTAACAACTTTAAATCGTGTAAGTGGGATGATCCACCTAGCCAACCAACTCTAATTTTTTCTGAGGGTAATGTTGGTTCATTAAATTGAGGTTCTTTAGGATCTATTGCGTTTGGAAAAACAACTACGTTTTTATTGAACTTTCTAATTTCATGAGCAAAAAGACTTGTCGTTGTTGTTACATAATGACAAGCTTTGAGATTTGCTATAATTTTTTGATTCATTTTAGTAGAAACAATTAATTGATGAATTGGGTGCTCTTTAGTTGGTAACCAATAGTCGTCAATATCCCCAATAACTATAACCCCTATTTTTTTTAATTTTTCAATCAACGCCAAACATTGATCAAAGTCTTGACCAATTGACCTATGAAAATGAACAATATCATATTGTTTCCAATAATTTTCATCTTCCATTTTTGGTTCGTAATCAATATCAATTTGAAAATCTTGAGGAAAATTATTTTGTAAATTAACGTGGGGATCTACCGATCTGTATCTACCAACACCTGCCCTATCTGATGGTAAGACTAAAATTTTGATTTTTTTCATTATGATTAAACAAGTTTACAAGAAATATAAACCTATTTATTGATAATATCAACAAAAAACCCACCTCAAGGGTGGGTTATAATTATTTAGTTACCTTTTTAATTTTGGTGACTTTACCCTCGAATATATGATCTCCGACTCTGAATTTAAAAATGTCGTTAGATTTAGTTTCTGACTCAATTAGTAAACCATTTTCATGTAAAACATCTTCAATTACTTCCCTAATTATCTCTTTTAGACTTTCGTTATTGTTTGTAGATTCTTGAACCAAATTTTTTATTTTAGGAATATCAGAAACTTGTTTTCCACTGGCGTCAACACTCATTAATCTAGCGGCTTTATCAACCAATTCGTTAGATAATGTTGGCCCATTCATACCCATATTAGGTTTTTCTATTGGGTGTTCCATCATTAATTTTTTAATCTCATCGGGTAACTTAGAGTTTGCTATTTTATCCGCTGTGATTGTGGCGTTTTGTTGTTGAGGTCTCGATTGGATTTGTTGTTCTTGTAAAATATCGTTCGGTAAATTATATTTTGCATTTACAGGTTGGTAGTCCTCTAACATTGGGGTGTTGAATGATGTCTGAGGTGTTTTACCTCGTTCCATCTGATCATGTCTTTCCATAATTTTTTTGGAAACCATTAATCTTTGTATTAAATCATTTTCTGTATTCATCTTACGTATTTGTTACATTATCAAAATTGGCATTTACTACAACTCTTGCCATACTTCTATCTCCGTTAGGATTGTAATTTGGTCTGACCTCATCAAATGTTTCGGCCGTTGGTTGTAGATATGTTATTTTATCTAACCTGAACAACCTCCAACCAGGTAAAGGTTTTTCTCCTAAGTATGCCGTGTGTGATGCACCTTCATAGTCCCAAGCCCTTAGTACAGGATTTTCTCTTTTACTATAACCAAAACACACAGGTTCTATAGTTCTTAATCCTTTACCTCCAGGTTCGTCCCCATCATAATAAATTACAATTTTTTTTTTATTTCTTATCGCATCAACAACACTGTTGACAGATGCTACCTCAACGATAAGACTTCTAAAAGTATTGTAAAGTTTCATTATGCGGATGGCGTTGTGTAAGGTTTGTTGGGTTGGTACTCATTCAATTTTATTTCATTAATTCTTTCTGAGAAATCAACTTTTGACCCACCGTTTGCGGTATCCAAAAAGATTCCCGTACCCTTACCAAATTCATCACCGTCAGAAATTGCATCCTTATTAACGGCACTATATTGATTAGTGGTTAGATAATCATTTTTTACTGTAAGTCTTTTTCTTTCGATATCGGCAATTGCAGTCAAATCATTAGCGGGTTGACTAAAATCTAATCTTTCTACTTCAGGCATTTTAAATTATTTTTTTCATTATTTGGTTTATCCTTTCGAGGTCTTCAGTAATTTTAACGTCTTGTACAAATGTGCTGTGTTCTTTTGACGGTCTATTCATATCCGCTAACCAACCCATTTTATCTGCTAAATCCTGTTTCACATCGTCTGGCATATATTCTTTATTAACACTTTTTTTGAAGTTGTCCCCTTTTCTCATTAAATCCAATGTAGAGTCAACCCATTTTCTAACATAATCCGCACCATTCAAAATATAAGGAGCGTCTTTACCATCTCCTTGATAATTATCGAACCAATTTTTCATCCTCCCAAGTTGTTGATAGGTTACATAACCCGAATTCCTTAACTCCTCATTTCTTTTATGACCCTCAACAGAAGGATCTGAGTTTGGAACCGTATCAAAACAAGACTGTAGGTATTCAGTTACTTCTTTTGGTAGCTCGATTGTTTTATTATAAAGGTCTTTATTCACTTTTATTTATTTTTTTTAAAAGATCATTTAATTCCAAACCTTGTTTGTCTGCTAACTTTTTAATTGATTGTAAATTTCTAATTAATAATTTTTCCATAACGTCGGTAGATTCATTGTCTTTTTTTGAAATAACGTCGGTGTTTTTATTTTTTTTACCTAAAATAATTTCATCAATCATTTTTTGCATTTTTCCTTTCTCTAATTCTGACAATCTTCTTTTTGACACGCAATTTTTACAATGACCATTATTTTTGTAGTTTCGAAGTTGTTTATCGTACTCGGGATCGAATCCCATAACCTCTAATCTTTCATGTCTTTCAAAAGGATCCTCAACACCCATATCTTTTAGTATTTGGGATGCTTCCTTGTAACTTTTTGCGTCTTTTGTTTCTTCGTAACCAAATGCCTCTGATTGATCAACCTCATCAATTAAATTATCTCTTTCATCTTCAGATTCTCCGTAATATACTCGAATGAATGGGAATTGATTGGCTCTTGTCATGTGAACCGTTTGGTCAGTTGTACTTTTTGCGATCTGCCTTTGATTTAACATCGGTATGTTAGATTTCATAAATGATCCATCAGCACCCACAAACTCTTGTATCTCACCCTCTTTTTTTTCGGTTTTTTTAATTGGTTTTCTTTTTTTGAACCAATTTAATATTTTTTTTATTTGTTCTTTTGTGAACTTATATCCTTTGGTAAAAAGATTTTTTATAAATTTTTTAACCTTTGTTAAACTTTCTTTAAGAAGTACAACTTCTTCATCACTTTTTCTTGATTCGTTTAATGTCTCTGAAACAGAAAAATACACGCTAAATGTATTACCTCTATCCTTCAAATAAAAATAATATGGCTTGTTGAAATATTCTTTCCCGAATTCTATCATGTCAGTTTTTTATAAATAAATACTTTGATGTATGGTATTTATATTTAAAAAGATGGCGTATCAAAATATAAATCAATATAACTACCCCAAATTAAAATTACAACTTGTTTATGATGGACAAGACATGTCGCTTGCATCAGACGAAAAAAATTTTAATGAGGAAGTTGTTTTTTCGCCTTATTTGATTGCACAAACATACGGTAAAAAATTACCTGTATATTTTGATATTGATAACCCATTAACATGGATTCCAAAAGAACTTACCTATAAAAATTACGATCAAACAAATATTTTTGTTTCTCAAAATTATTACGAACCTGATGGTTTAGATTTAGATTGTTTTAAAGTTGATACCGCCTGTGATATTGGTTTGACAGGAATTGACAATGGTCTTGTTAACCAAATGACAGGAAAAACCATAACTTTTACAAACGGACTCTTTAATGATTTTCTAAAATTTCAAAGATTATATTTTGACAGACGTTTAAAAATGTTCCAAGTTACTGGATATACTGGAACTTACAACAGATTTTCTGCCATAACTCAACAAACTTTATATGAGGTTGTATCAAAAGACAACATTGCGGTTGGAAAATACCATGAATTATATGGTGGGTTTTATCAAGGATTTCACAAACTTTTTGGATATGATTATGACATTTTACCGAATCGTGTAAACAAAGGTTGGACTGTAGAAATGTTATTAAAACCAAGGTTGTTTGAAGAATATCAACCTGGACCTGGTGAGACCACTTTGAACGAGATCTATCCTCGAAATAAAAATATGTTTTTTTATTGGGGAACAAGAGCTGAAAATAAATTTTATCACCACGCTAATGGTAGTCCTTGGAATTATAGCGGGTACACAAGAGTAACTAGTCCATTGTATAATTGTATTGAGACATGTGCTTGTTGTAATACAGGAGTTACTAATAGTAGATGTATTTACGTTTACCCACCAAGATCTCAAAACAATCAACATGACCCACATGTTAATTATGGTTGTAATGTTTGTAATGGAAACCCAACACCACAATGTGGTTGTAGTTGTGGTCAGTTACCTTGTTTAGAATGTGGTTGGGAATGCCAAACCCATACTTGCGCACCTGCGTCACCAACACCAACACCAACCCCAACACCGACGACAGTACCGGTTTCTTGCGAGAATTGTGAAAATCAAATAAATTTACCATTACCAGGTAACAGTATTTCTTATGTTAGCGGGATCACAATTTCGGCTTCAGGAAGTGGAGACATTACTACAAACGGACTACCAACAGGTTTCATTGATGATTGTGGTTTTATAAATTTACAAAACTCAATAGCTTTAGGTCAAAATGTTCCGTTCGGATCCCCTTATACATACACTTTGACTTTTAGTCAACCTGTTAATAATATTTCAATTGTTTTACTTGGATATAACATTGCTTTTGGTCCAAGTCCTACTGAATATTTCGTAATTACAACCAATACAGGTAATAATACACCTGAAATCACATTATGTTCTGGATGTTGCGCTTCAATATCAGGTAATGTTATAACCGCTAGTAATGTTAATGGTGATTGTGTTCCTGAGACTAATAGCGGTGCGGGACAATTCAACATAAGAAATTCACAACCTTTTACATCATTAACTATATCAGGAAATGGAGGATCTTCAGGTTCTTTAATCACAATTTGTGACCATACTCCACTTGAAATTAATAACGCTATAATAACTCAAGATGGTTATTACTTAATAGTTGGCGATAATCAATATCTATCTTTCAGTGGATCAAATACAATTGTACCTGAAAATTTATCTGAAAATTTTTATAATGACAATTGGACTGAAGAGGTATATGTGGTCGATAAACTTGATTTCCCAAACCCAAGCCCAACGCCAACACCTACGCCAACTTTACCTCCCTATGAGTTTGTTTGTCCACCTGATAAACCAAGTCCAACATGTAGTCCTCAAGCGAATATATGTAATAGTTGTGGTTTCCCTATTGATGATTGTGACGGTGGAACATGTAGTTCATGTGGTTGTGGATGTAATCAACCAAAACCAAACCCTTGGTCTTCGGTTGAGGATACTTGCGAAAAAGATCCAAAATACGATACCATATCTAATAATCTTGCGTTCAAATTAGGTGGAGACCCTAAAAACCCAACAATTTGTGTAAGAGTACTTAAAATAACAGGGGCATGTGAGGTGTCAGGAACTTGTGTCACTGGAGTGACTTATGAGACAGGTTGTACTATTACTGAAATTTGTACTCCACCTATCTACCCATACTGTTTGGAAGTGAATCCTGCATGGTTAGAACTTGAACATTGGTTCCAAATAGATGCCGTTTGGGAGAGGTATACCTATATTGAATCTTGCGATTTATTTTGGTATGGTGGTTTAGGTGTATTGACAAGAGAAGAATATCTTCAGTCTTTGGCAAACAACGCACCTTCTTTGATTGCACCTCCATATACAAATGATAGAGCGGTTGCAGAAAAAATTACATTGATTCAAATGAATAACTTGTGGTTAGAACAAGAAAAATTCAGAAGAGGTCGATTAAAAATTTATGTCAACGGTAGAAAATTCTTCACAATAGAAAATTTTGAAGAAATGATTCCAAGGGCTTTAAGTACGGATAAGGAAAGACAACTTGGTGTACCATTTAACATGTCTTGGGGTGGAGGAACACAAGGATTACACGAGAACCTTACATTCTCTGCTTGTACGGATCTGTTAGGAAACTATATTCAAGATCCTGAATGTTTCCCAACAAACATTTTAGACCAATCTTCTTTGTCTGGTATGACTACAAATATTTTATTGGAAGAAAATTTTGGTGGTACTTTTGACGGAGGTATTTCTCAGTTTAGATTTTATGTAGAACCTTTAGGTGCTGATGAGGTAAAACACAATTTCAAGTTATTGAAGGATAAATTTTTGATGTTTGATCCTGATTGTCCTGTTTGTGATACAGAGTTCTGTGAACCAAATGACTTTACTAGTATTGTTATACCTGTTTCGCCAACACCAACACCAACAAAAACTCCAGCTCCTTCAGTAACACCAACAACAACTCCAGCTCCTTCAGTAACACCAACACCAACACCTACTATGACCGTGACACCTACGGTCACACCAAGCCCTATTCCTGGTTTAACACCAACGCCAACACCTACAATTACAGTAACTGCAACAATTACACCTACACCAACACCTTCCGCGGCGGCAGCAAAAACATCATATCTATTCATAGAGCCTGTAACAGGAGCAACAAATATTGGTCAATGGATGTTCGACGGAGGAAGAGACTTCTTTGGATTTACAAATTATAGTCAACCTACTCAAAATGTACCATTATTTAATTTAGATATGAACAGATATGTTGACTTTACAGGATGGACTTCAGGTTTATTCCCAACAATAATAACTCAAAATGTTCCTATTTCATCTGGAGGGTTAGATTCTTTTGGGAACTCAATAGTTGCATTTAACTTCACAACAACCGAAGTTCTTGAAAATACGGTACCTGTTGATGCTTGGTATACTTGGATTATACCAGTGGCGGCTACTAATTTTGAAAGGCAAATAATAATTGATCTAAATGACAATGGAAATCCTAATCTTTTAACTGCCGTTCACACAGAAGATACAATAAATTATTATACGTTTACGTATACAGGAACGACACTTCCGACCGCAACTTACCGTGTTTATACAACTTACCCAAGTCCGATATTTAAAATATTGAACAACAAAACTATTTATTTTAGAGGAAACGAAGTAGAACCGTAATGTCAGGATTATATCAAAACCCAATCACACCTATATCAGTATTAGGACCAAGTTCGGTACCTAGAATAAAACCTTTTGGCACCAATTTTAGCGTTGTAGGGGTTGGTGGATACATGGAGGTTTACAATTTAAGTGATCTTTATTTTACCGTTCCACTGTCAACAACAGGAAGTATAGAAAACAGCGGAAATACTATTCCAATACAATTTTCAAAAGGTACAGGTTCTTCATTTTCTCCTGATGTATTAACATTAAACTCCGATAATATTTCTTCCGGTAGAAGGCGATTGGGTATGTTGGTGTACGTTTATGAAACAGATACATTTTATCAATATCATATAAACAATTATCAAACTTTATGGTCAAATGCTACGGGATCCACAGGTCTTGGTGGACCAACTGTTGTAATATCAAATTTTGGCACCACAATAAAATCAAATTCACCAAGTGGAATTCAATTTATAAATCAATGGTTATCTAACAAAATTGAGGGTATAAGTGGTGAAACCGCATCAACTGCTGTTTGGAGGCTTTTTGGTGTGTCGGGAGCAACGGGTACAAGTGGTACTTCAGGTACTAATGGGTCGAGCGGAACTTCAGGTACTAATGGAACAAGTGGTACTTCAGGCACAAACGGAACTTCAGGTACTAACGGCACAAACGGAACTTCAGGTATAGATGGATTTAGCGGAACTTCAGGAACTAATGGTACTTCAGGAACCAACGGAACTTCAGGTATAGATGGATTTAGCGGAACTTCAGGAACTAATGGTACTTCAGGAACCAACGGAACTTCAGGTACTAACGGTACAAATGGATCATCGGGTACTAATGGAGCTAGCGGTACAAACGGAACTTCGGGTATTAACGGCACAAACGGAACTTCGGGTACTAACGGAACTTCAGGTACTAATGGAACTTCAGGTATAGATGGATTTAGCGGAACTTCAGGAACTAACGGAACTTCGGGTATAAATGGGACATCAGGAACTAACGGAACAAATGGTACTAGCGGTACGAATGGAACCTCGGGAACTAACGGTACATCAGGAACTAACGGAACAAATGGTTCTAGCGGTATAAATGGCACAAATGGTTCAAGTGGAACTAGCGGAACAAATGGTACGAGCGGGACCAACGGTACATCAGGAACCAACGGAACTAGCGGTACTAGCGGTACAAATGGAACTTCAGGGACTAATGGTACTAACGGAACTTCAGGAACAAATGGAACTTCAGGTACAAATGGAACCTCAGGAACGAACGGTACAAGTGGTACTAGCGGCACCAACGGTACATCAGGAACCAATGGTACTAGTGGAACTAACGGTACATCAGGTACAAACGGAACTTCAGGAACCAATGGTACAAGCGGAACCAATGGTACAAACGGTACCTCAGGAACTAATGGGACTAATGGAACGAATGGTACATCAGGCACAAATGGTACTAGCGGAACTAACGGTACAAGTGGAACGAGCGGGTCATCAGGGACAAATGGTACTAGTGGAACTAACGGTACAAATGGAACCAGCGGAATAAATGGTACTAACGGGACAAGCGGTACCAACGGTACTAACGGAACGTCGGGAACAAATGGTACTAACGGTACTTCAGGTACTAACGGGACAAGCGGTACCAACGGTACTAACGGAACGTCAGGAACAAATGGTACTAACGGTACTTCAGGTACTAATGGAACAAGTGGTACGAATGGAACAAGTGGAAGTTCAGGGACTAACGGGACTAGCGGTACGAATGGAACTTCCGGATCAAGTGGTACAAACGGAACAAGTGGAAGTTCAGGGACTAACGGGACTAGCGGTACGAATGGAACATCGGGAACAAGTGGATCTTCAGGTACTAATGGTACAAGTGGAACTAATGGAACATCAGGTACAAATGGTACTAGTGGAACAAATGGTACGAATGGAACTAGCGGTACTAATGGAACTTCAGGAACAAATGGAACTAACGGGACTAGTGGAACTAACGGTACTTCAGGAACAAATGGTACTAACGGAACTTCAGGATCAAGTGGAACCAATGGTACCAGTGGAACTAATGGTACTAGTGGGGCAAACGGAACTTCAGGAACAAATGGTACAAATGGCACTTCGGGAACAAATGGGACTTCAGGTACAAATGGTACTTCGGGAACCAATGGAACCAATGGGACTTCAGGTACAAATGGAACCAACGGCACAAGCGGCACCAATGGGACTTCAGGAACAAACGGTACTAGTGGAACGAACGGAACTAATGGTACCTCAGGTACTAATGGAACTTCAGGAACCAATGGTACGAATGGAACAAGTGGAACTAACGGTACGTCAGGTACAAATGGGACTTCAGGGACTAACGGAACTAATGGAACTTCAGGAACCAATGGTACGAATGGAACAAGTGGAACCAACGGGACTTCAGGAACCAACGGAACAAGTGGTACGAATGGTACTTCAGGTACAAACGGAACATCAGGTTCTAGTGGAACAAATGGTACAAGCGGTTCATCAGGAACTAACGGTACTAGCGGTACAAACGGGACTAGCGGAAGTTCAGGATCTTCGGGTACAAATGGTACATCAGGATCAAGTGGAATTAGCGGTTCTTCAGGAACTAACGGAACAAATGGAACATCAGGTTCAAGTGGTACGAATGGTACTAGCGGTACAAACGGAACAAGTGGATCTTCAGGAACAAATGGAACTAGCGGAACTAATGGGACATCGGGTTCATCAGGAACTAATGGTACATCAGGAACTAACGGAACTTCAGGTACAAACGGTACGAGCGGTTCGTCAGGGTCAAGTGGAATAAATGGAACTTCAGGCACAAACGGTACCTCAGGATCAAGTGGAACTAACGGTACTAGCGGTACTAATGGTACAAGCGGTTCTTCAGGAACTAATGGTACTAGTGGTACAAACGGTACAAGTGGGTCTTCAGGTACAAATGGCACATCAGGTACTAACGGAACATCGGGAACGAACGGTACAAATGGAACGTCAGGAACTAATGGTACATCAGGTACTAACGGAACAAACGGCTCAAGCGGAACTGATGGAACATCTGGTACAAACGGAACTTCGGGAACAAACGGTACATCAGGAACTAATGGAACCAACGGTACATCGGGTACAAACGGAA